CAGCACACGACGGCCCGCTGGCACCGCCACCCCATCAATGGTCTGCAGGCCGTTCAACGCGATGTTGGCCGTGGTGGCCACCAGAACGGAATGTTTGAAGTCCTGCCGCGCCAGTTCGCTGGTCACAAACTCGCGAGTGGCCAGCACCACGCTGGGGTCAATTTTCAGCTCGACGCTGGCCGAGTTGCTCACGATCAGGTTCATCCGCACGACCTGCGTGCGGCCCGAACCCTGCGCCAGCAATGGCTTGAACGACGGCGCGCAATTGGCAATGGCCACCAGATCACCGTCCGCATCGTACAAGCCGATTTCACGAATCCACTTTCCACCGACCTCGGCCGGGATGACCTGCTCTGCGATGATGATCGCCAGGTTTGCTGGGTCTTGCGTCAGCTGATTCAGGGGCGCTCGACGCCATTCGTTGATGAGCGTTTTTTGATTGGCATCGGGTTGCGGGTCTGCGCCGTTGGCATCCCCGACCCCCATCTGGGTGATCTTCCATGCAACGCCCAAGGCATCGGCATTGGCCTGCTTGGCGACACCGATATTGGTCAGGATGGCGTAGAACTGCGAGTTTTGATCGATCATGAATACACATCCAGGGTGTCGATGGTTGTTTCACGTCCGCCACGCCCGATCACACCGGAAACAACAATGTCTCGCGGTTGCGGTGGGTAAACGTCGATGATGTCGCCCTCTTGTACAGAGGCGCTCAGGTAGGTACTGCCAGTGGTTTCAAGGCTGATGGCAAGGCCGATCAGATGACGGGAGACCGGCTTGGCGTCATCGATCAGCGCCGTCAGCTCTTCGTACATCTGTTCGGTAATGCCGGTGTCCAGCACGCCCACTTTCAGCTGGAACGTGCCAGGCACGCCCATCGGGTTGAGCTGCCACCATTCAACGATGTCGATCAGGTAGCCCAAGGGCTCGACCACGCGACGCAGTGCGCCAATCGTGCCTTTGTGGGCATGCACGTAAAACGAAGCCTTGACGGCATTACGCTTGACCGGCTCCGACCACTTCTCGTCCCAGCGGTCAACTGACCACGACGACGCCAAGTGCGGCAGCAGCGCCACCGGGCAGGTGTCCGGGTTGTAAAGCATGCGCAGGGGAACAGGTGTGGTATCGACTATCGCAGCCTCGATAGCCCGCTCCAGCTGCGTGCTGTTGTTGGGCAGCAGACTCTTCATGTCAGTCACCCTTGGTCAGCGTGAAGCCCTTGCAATAAGCGGCCTGGGCCTTGCTGGGCAGAATGTCCACCCAGTCGCCCAGATCCACGCGACGCACGCCCGCAATGTGCAGCTGCGCGTCGATGGCCGAGCGAGCTACCTCAACGCCTAAACGACGTCGGGGATTGATCCAGTCCCTCAAGCGCGCTTCGCACTGCGCCAGAATGGTCTCGTTCTCCGACCCGGTGCCGACCATGTGCACCACAGCACTGATCGTGTACGGCAGGATTTCGGCGGACTGCACAATCAGCCGATCGCCCAGGGGCCGAATGTCTTCGTCGCTCAGATAATCGCGCACCAGGTCGAGCAAAGACGGCGGTGCAATGCCGGTTTCACCCAAGCCCAGCACCGTGACCACCACCGTCGAGGGTGACGGGCTTTCGGCCGTGGCATCAGCAACCAGTCCCGACGAGTTCCGGGCATGCAGGATGTAACTGTTACGTGGCCCGGCCGTGGTCAGCCCCTCATAGACCAGCTGGATACGCTCGCGTAACGCGTCGTCCTCTTCTTTCACCTCAGCCGTGGGAGGAAAGGTCGTCAGGTCTTCGACCTGAATCACCAGGCGTTTCAGATTGACGTTGAAAGCCAGCTGATCAAGGTCAGCTTTACGGGCATAGGCCAGCAGCAGGGCCTTACAACCGTCATTGACGCGGGCACGGTTGCCTATCTTGTTGTAGGCACCCAGTTCGATCAGCTTCGTGACTGGATCGCTTTCCAGCGCAGCGGTCCAGTTGTTGCCCATCCAGCCCCGAAAGATGCCCAGCGCCTCGTCGTAAGTCGCCTCAACGTCGAGGGGTTCCAGCACTTCCGGCGCAGGCAACGCCGACAGATCCACCGCACTCATGCTGTAACCTCCAATGTGACGCTGTCGCCCTGGTATGCACCTTTCAGGGCGAATGTGATTTGCCCATCGATCACCGCAATAGCGCGCACCGACTCAAGCCTTATCCGTGGCTCCCACCGCCCGATAGCGCGACTGACCTCTGCCTGCACCGCGCTTCGCCAACCGGCCGTCACCGGCAAATCAACGAATCGGGCCAGCTTGCTGCCGTATTCGGGACGTATTCGGCGACTGCCTTCCGGTGTGGTCAGAATGTCCGCAATGGACTGGCGTAGATGATCGAGGCCCGACAAGGGCAAGCCCGTTTGGCGGTCCACTCCGATCATCGTGTTTACTCCAGGGGTTCAAACTCGTTGTGCGCTTTCAGGTAGGCCAGCGCCTCGGCATCGGAGGAATCCACCGAGGCAACGCCCTGCGCCACCGCGACGACTTTGCCGTTGGGCAGCACCAGCGTTCGGGAGGTGAATACCGTGTCCCGGAAGCCGATCTGTGCAGGTTCTGACGCAGGCGATGACGCACGCGGAGCCACGGTAATGACAAGATCCGTAGACGCCGGCTCGGTTTTGGTTTTGCTCATGCTTTTCTCCAGACGCAAAAAACCCGCATAACGCGGGGATGGTCGAAACATTGGGATCAGTGTTTGTGGTGGTTACTGTTGCCTAGGGTGTCGAGGATGGTGCCCATGCCTGTCACGTTGCCGGTGACCACTAGCGGGCCGTCGATTTTCACGTTGCCCGTGAGGTTGATAGACGCTGACTGGACGGTTACTGCATCATCGGTCACGACCACCGTCGAAGCGCCCACCGTCACGGTGACGGTGCCCGTCGGCAGGCTGATGGCGTAGCTCTTGGCCTGCCAGTCGTACACCAGTGAGCCGCCATCGTCGAAGCGCCACACCTCTACATGATCACGGTTATCGGGCGGCGCACCTGCATTGCCATAGAGTCCGGGAATAAATGTGCCTTGCGCAGGATCGCCGCTTGGGCTCAGTACCGCTCCCTGCTCGCCAAGCGTTGGTGCGCGCCAGTGCCGGGCTTTACCGGCTGCCAGGCTATGCCAACGAATCCACGCGCTGACCCATTCGCCATCCGAAACACGACACATCGGCGGGGAAGATGTCAGATCAACCGCCACCACATAAACGTTCATGATCAGACCGGCAATCATTCGGTCATGGACTGCCGACGCGTAACTCATCTTGATCCTCCGGAGTTTTGTAGAACTCTTCGTTGCCAGGCCCTACGTCCGGGCTAAAGCCCCAGACCAACGTGCCTGGTGGCTGATCAGGCCACGGCCATTGCTCCTCACCGAGGTAAATGCCTTGAGTCCACTCAACGACCCACACCGCGTATCCATCCAGCTCTGGGCGTGACCAGTCTTGAGCCGCACGCACCAGTTCGGCCGGGTTAACAGCAAGCCCCCACGTCTGCGCCCGCAGTAACACGCACAACTGCGTTGCTGCAAAGACCGCTTGCTGCTGGCATTGCTCCTGTTCGGCCCCCACGATGACACGCGCTTCAAAGCGCGCATTGAGGGCTGTTTCGCCGGTGCCTTGGTCGATGCCGGGCTCAAACTCCACCATCTCCAGCAATACTGCCGGGACAGATACTTGCTGAAGCATGTCCGGCATGGTGCCGACATACTGAAGCCCAGAAATGGCATCCTGAATGTGTTGCTCAATCGCCTGATAAAGTTGATCAAGACTGAAGGTTTGGTCAGACACGGCTCGACCCTCTCAGGTACTTTTGCAGCTCATAGTTGAATTCTTGCTTGAGTATCTCCAGCAGACGCTCGTCAGCACGCTTGATCCAGCTCTCAAAGAGAGGCCGCGCCTCTTCCAGCGAGACCTTAGCCTTCGCCAGTGGAAACCGACTTCCGTTTTCTTCAATAAAGCCGGTTCGCCCCTTGCCCTGCTGGGTCTGCGCATAATCGCTCGCATCGAAATGCTTGCTGGCTGTGCGAATCCATATATCAGGACTGCCACCGTAAACTGTCTTGAAGAACGCGCCCTGATACCGTCGCCCTGCTACAGAGACGCCGCTGCGTGTTTGCCGAGCCCGGCCAATACGGCTCGCCGAGATCGCGTCCAGACCGAACCAGAGTTTGCCGCGCATCGCACTCCCGCTGGCAGGAT